AAGCCTGACTTTCTCTTCCAAGTGGGAATTTAGTTCCTGCTGTTACATGACTAACAATCGTAGAACTAACATTGTCAAAGCTCTTAACATTAAGAGTATCAACATTAATTCTTGCTGAATCTAATTGATCAGCAGTAATTTTAGTTGCTGATATGCTATTTACTTTATCATTAGTAACAGCGTTATCTGCTATTTGTGTAGTACCTACACCATCTGATTTAATAATTAAATTACCACTTCCATCAGTATCAATAGTGACGTTATCAATTTGTATTCTATTCGCGTTTAAAGTTCCTGTAGAAACATTGTCTGCATTTATATTAGTAACATTAACAACTGAAGCATTAATAGTTCCTGTAGTAATAACATTACCTGATATAGAAGTTACATTTGAATTAACCTGAGTTCCATCAATAAATGATTCATCATTAGTTAATGTAGATATATTATCCCCACTAACAATAATACTTCCTGCTGTTATAACCCCTGATACATCTATTCTTGCTGCTGCTACAGTACCAGTAGTAATAGCACCACCTGATATAGAGGTTACATTTGAATTAACTTGCGTACCATCAATAAAGTTTTCGTTATTAGTTAGAGTAGATATATTGTCACCCTGAACAACAATATTACCAGCAGTAATAATAGTTGAAGCTGATACTGCTCCTGTAGCTCCTGCAACTGATTGTACTGGTGCTGCTGAAGCTGCTCCTGATGCATCAACATAACTTGCATCATTGGTTAAATCAGAAACATTATCTCCACTTACTATAATGCTACCTGTAGATATGATGTCATTAACATTCAATCTAGCAGTAGCTAAAGTACCTGTAGTGACATTTCCTGCATCTATATTAGTAACTGTTATCTGACTAGCATCAATAGTTCCTGCTGTAATTTTATTAGCAGATAATGAATTTATCTTTGCATCAGTAACAGCATTGTTTACAATCTTATCAGTAACAATAGCATCGTCTTGTATGTCAACAGTTTTAGTAGGAGCATCACCAATAGTAAAAGTTAAAGTAGCTGGAGATGATTCTGAGCCTAATGTATTAAGTGAAGTCACACTTGCAACATAATTAGAAGCAGTAGGTACAAAATTTAGATCACAATTCTCTACATCTACTATTCTATTTAAAACTTGATTGCTAGAACTATCTACAACATTAACTCTATATTGATAATCAGGAAAATCTGTTGGCTCATCCCAAGATAGAAATGGTCTACCTGTAGAACTAGAATCAGTATCAGTAAATGATAATCCTGTTGGTGCTTTGACTGCATAAGCAGAAGGTAAGTTAGCTAATTCTTCTACTGGTTCTTGAGGTGGTACTTCCCATGTATAAACATCAAAATATTCTATTAAGCTAACTGCAACTAAACCATTAGGTTGTAATTCTAATGCTTCAACTCTACAAATCTTGCCTGAGAATCCTAAACCTGCATAAGTTAAATCTACTATATCTCCTACATTTAACTTATACATCTCAGGAGTTCCTAAGAACTGCATTGTTGTTTGATTTCTACTTCTAGTTAAGATTGCCTTACCCATGTTGTAAGCAATATATGGATCACTTATATATGGAAACTCAGCTTTGATCTCTAATATTTCATCATTATCATCTGAGTAATATTCAGGGGTAGCATTATGTAAAACTGTAGCTGTATCTAATTCGTATTTTTTATTTGCATTAAAAAATTCAACAATAACCTTATTTGCTTTTTTATCTTTATTACCATAATCAACTGATATTCCAGCATCAGCAATAATATGATTATCATTAATGCTGAATGATGAAGTGCCTGTATCTTCTATTGATAATTCATATTGACCATTGATATAAAGAAAGATACCTCTCATATTAGCAAGAAGTTCTTTAGCATTTTCCATTACATTTTTATTAGTATCTAAATAACCATTGCAATGAAATCTTTTTACTTTTAATAAAGATGAGCCTGTTTGTGATGAATAACTGCTACCAAACGTGCCATTTATGAATACAAGAAATTCCTCATTACTATCAAAAAATTCACTTCTTTGTACGTCAACAATTTCAGCACCATCTATAACACCATTACCATTTGCATCAAACAAATCTAAAAGTTCGCCTATTTTGTTTTGCCACCAATCACTATTAGGGTCTATACCCCCAATGCTAAAAAAATTATTTCCAGCAGTTGCAGACCAAGTAAGTGATTGTGCTGTTCCATTGAAGTAAGGCTGGTCAACTTCTGTATCACAAACATTAGCAGCAGAGCTAAAAGTTGACATATTTAATTGTGATGCTGTTAAACCTTTTCCATATTCATTGTTAGAAATATAGTCAAGAAATGTTAAAGCTGGATTATCAGAATATTTATAAGTAGATATAGTTCCAAATATTTGTGTATTATCTCTTGGGTCAAATACTTTTTTACCTCTTACTTGAACTGTTAATTGTGGAACTCCTGACCAAATACCTTCTTTGTCATAACCATAATGAGCTGCTATATAACAAATACCATCTAATCTATGTGCTGAAGTCCAGTTAGGCATAGATGCAACAAGCATAGGATCAGCAGTTTGTGATGCAGCTCCATGATGTAGGTTCATAACATATCTATATTTTGATGTAGGACTTGTACCAAATTGACCAGCACCAGCATCAATACCAGTACCATTTTGTGAAACTGTATTTAATGAACCTGCTCCTGAAGATATTTTATCTGAGCCTATATAACCACCATCTCTAAATCTAGCAGAATCAGTTAAAGGATTACCATCTAGCTCAATAGTTCTTCCTAGTATTTCATCACATTCACCAACCGATAAAGCATAGACCACATATAAATCTCTTGAATCATTTGCAGATACATCCATATAGATAATCTGAGCACCAACTCTTCTAGTTCCATAGATAACAGGAATTTTTCCACCAGCAGAGGTTTTGTTAGCTAAGATATCCTGACCTTTAGCAAGCATTTGTCTTGCTTGCATAAACCCTTTAACACCTACTGCAAGAGTTGCAGCAGTAAGAACCATGTTTATTTTACCTAAAGTATCAGCAGCTTTCCAAGTAGTTACTACCCAATTGAAAAATGTTACGAATGGATTTCCCATTTACATTCCCCACCTAACATCTGACTTAGTTTGTGTAGCAAATTCCATACCCTTATCACCTGAGCTAAATGATTGTTGTGATTCATCAGAAAAATGTCTGCCTTTAGTTAAATTCCAGTTTGCCCAATGTGAAGCAACAGTCATGCTTAAAGTTGAATCATTAATGTTTTCTTGTATTGCTACATTTCTTATTTGCCCTGTAAAATAATTTATTGCACCTACAATAGTTTCATCTGAATTAAAATAAGCTATGTAAATCTCTACTGTCTTATCTGTAAATGCACCATCTTGTACTAAAGACCTAACTTGGTCAGTAATATTTGAAAATCCTAGATTTATTTCATCTACTTGTAATTGACCTGTTTCAGTTGTTGAATCAACTGTTAAAAAAGAACCACCAGCTTCATAGCTATTAGAATCATAACTAAGATTAGTGTACCAATCAGTTAATCTAATAGTAGATGATAAATTTAATTCAACCAAGAAAGCTGTCTTAGTTGCTGTTGATGATACTTGGGTTTGTAAAGCAGATGATAAACTTCTAGGCATTAGGTTATAACCTCTCTAACATCAAATGAAATACTATAAAAACCACTAGCATCTGTTGAATACATAATCTCATTATTTTCAAGATAAACAGTGAAACTAGGTTTATTTACAGTAACAGCTTCATTATCTGCTAGAGATGCTACTAGATTTGGTGATATTAGAACAGTTAATGCTCCACTACCATCAGAATCAATATCTGATTGAACCATATAGACTTTACTATGATTGGCAAACTTAATTAAATCACCAGCTTTTAAAGCACCTGTCTGACTAGCTGAGAAGCCATCTAAAGCAATAGAAGCATCTCCTGATGTATGAGCTCCAACTACTTGTATATCTGTTTCTGCTTTACCAGCACCTAAATTATCTAGTGGTGCGACTATAGTAAAGTCCTCAAAAGAACCTTTTTGTTTTTGTAAAAATGCAAATACTTCTTGAGCCTTTTCTTGTTGTAAAGGTGGCATTTGCACTGTAAAAGAAAAATATTGACTACCTATTTGTCTGACTTGTTTTTTACCTGATAAAGTCTGATTCAATAATGTAGGTCTATTATCTTTAAAATTTAAACTTCTAAAATTAGGAGATGTTGGAAATTGTCCTGACATTATACCACTCCCATCTTGCCTTGATTATTCATGGCATTGTTTATGATTGATGTTATCAATCCTTTTCTTGATGCTAGTAACTGGTCAAATCCAGCAGCATCTACTGTTGATATATTAAAGTTGACTGTAGGTGCTGATTGAATAGCTTGACCTTTAGTATGGTCAATAACAGTTTCATTAGGATGAACAACAGCTAAACTACCACCTTTACCATCTATACCACCTGCTCTTATACCCATGCCTGTATAACCACCACCATCAAAAGAAGGTAAAGAACCAAATATTTTTGTTGCTATAGGTTTAATTATCATTTGTTGGATAGCAATTCTCATTAATTGTTCAACAACAAAATTAGCAAAATCTTCAAATGCAAGTTTTCCAGTCTTAATACCATCTAAAATAGTATCTTCCATTTTTTTCATAGACTTAACTGCTGCATTTTCTATTGTTGTATTAACATCATTAAGCTGTTCTAAGAATTTATCTGTTGGTGATAATAAATTTGTAAAAGAGTTACCTAGCTCACCATTACTATCAGTTAAACCATCTGTAGAATCTCTTAATTCGTCAACTGTTAATTTATATTCTCTAACTGTATCTGCTGTTTTTTTTGCATCTTTTCCAAAATTAGTAGTTCTCATTCCTATAACTCTAATTTCTTCACCAGCTATAAATATACCTTCTTGTAATGCTGCTATTTCATTAGAAAAATCCTTAAAAGGATTCATTTGCATTAAATTAATTTGAAATTGTGCAAAAGCTATTTGTAATTCTTTTAGCTTAATTTCACCTTGATTAACAAGTAATGCAAACTCATCTCTAAAATGACCAAAACTTTCTATTGATTTTGCTACAAACTCTATAACTGTATTTGCAATTTTGACTCCTAAAGCATCCATACCACCTGCTTCATCAATACTATCTTGTATAAACTTTGCTATACTTTCTCGCATTTTTTCAAATACTGGCAAAAATGATGTTGTAATATTATTAACAAAAGAACCAATTTGCATTCTAATAACACCAACAGCATCATTAAATTCTTCAGTTCTTCTGATTACTTTTTCACTTAGAACAATACCTAATTCTTTAGCTCTATCTATAAATTTCTTTATTCCATTTTCAGATAAATCAGTTATAGCACCAGTTAAAATTACACCCTGTCTACCAAATAAATTAGCTAATGCTGAAGCTCTTTCAGATTGTGAGCCAAGCTCCATAATACCTTTTGCAGTATCTTCAAGAATTGCATCAAAAGACCTCATTCTTCCATCAGTCGTTCTAAGTTCTACGCCAATATTTTTAAATATATCAGCTTGAGTTTTAAGACCTCTTTCAGCATCACCAATACTTCTAGCAAATTTAATTAAAGCAGTATTAGCACCTTCTATAGTTGTTCCTGATTCTCTTGCAGCTAAATGAAATGCTTGCAATGTATCAGTAGCTATACCTGTTTGAGTTGCTGTTTTTCCAATAGCATCAACAGCTTGAAAAGATTTATCTACCATAAATGCTAAAGCAGTTGCAGTAGCACCAGCAGCAATACCAATACCAGCTACACCTTTAGTAACACCAGCAGCAGCTCCACCAACAGTTTTTAATCCTTTAGTAACTTTATCAAAAGCTGCCTTAGTCTTATCTACTGCTGTTAATTCAAACTTTACCTTTTTATTTGCCATTGTTTCTCTTTTCTTCAGCTAACTCTAAGTAAGCTATCCATCCTTGATATTCTTGGATAGTAATTTCCTGTAATTCTTGTAAGGTCTTATGCAATTTTTCTGCTAATGCATATTGCATATATAAATTACTATCCTCTATTAGTTTTTTTTCGTGTCCTCAATAGGTTCTTGACCCATAATTTGTTGGGCTACGCTAACTAATATCTCTCTATCAACACTGTTTAATAAAGCATTTTTATCTGCTAAATCAAATAGTTTATCTCCATTTTCATCTAGTGCTTTGTAAATAAGAACATAAGCCATCATCGTTAAATCATCTTCTTTACTCATTTTATAGAGCTTAGAAGTTTCAGCTAACGTCAATGGCTTACTGTATATTTTAAGAGGTTTATTCTCATCACCCCATTCAGGCACTTCGATTACTTTTACATCTTGCTCTGCAAAATGTTTCTTTGCGTTATCTATTGCTGACATTGTCTTATACTGTTGATGATGTTAATGCACCAGTACCTTGTACTGAAATACTAGCTTCAACCAATCCATCAAATGATGCACTTCTTGAAACACCAGTAACAATTGCTGAACCACTGTAATAAGTATCACCACTATCAGCTCCCTCAGGATATACATTTAGAGTTACTTCTGAGCCAATAGTTAATGCACCTTGACCACTGGTATCAGTCTCATCCCAAAATACATCTAAACTTCCTGAGAAAGAAGTCAATGATGATTTGTACGTTCTAGCAGAATCACCCATTGAAGTATCTTCTAAAGTATCAGCAGATTCTTCAATAGAATAAGACCTAATCTCAGCTACAGCATTAGTACCTACTTTAACAGTACCTTCACTTCCTTTATGTGTCGCCATTTTCTACCTCGTCTTTCGACTTTTTCTTAGAAGAAGATTTAATTTTATCTTGCGAATGGACTGCTTCCTCTTTCCAACCCATATTCAATAAAGACTCAACCTTAGAAGGATGAGCTTTTATAGAAACTTTTCCATCAGGACTAATCATTTTCATAATTGTCTCCTATACTGCTACATCAGGATTGGTTTCCTGAACGTAGTAATTAGTTAAGAAGGTTAAACTCACATATCCTAGTGGTTTCTCACCTTCACCATTAAACTCTATTTCTGTTGATTCTAAATAGCAATCTTTAGCTAATCCATCTAAAGTTCTATCTGCTGCTATTGCTTCTTCAACTTCTTTTGATATTGTATCAATAGTATCATCAAAGTCACTAGTAGCTTTTGCATATCCTTCTACTACCACTGATAATTCTCTACTCATAACCCTATCAGTACCTATAACTATTGGTTCAGAAGTTTCTGACTTAGTATAGATAACTAATGCTGGTACTGTTTCTAATGGATAAACCCTTGACTCATAAACTCTTGAACCAGTTGTAGTTAAACCAGTTAAAGTAGTTCCAAACTTTTCTCTTATTTGTTGTCTTACATGATTTGCCATTATATTTCCTCTAACATTAATGCACTAAAACCTGTTCTATCTGCTTGTATATTAACAACAGTATAACTTTGTGCTGCTTTGAGTGTATTACCATTTGTATCTTTAATTGCAGATACATCTAATCTATTTCCAAATGCAATATTTGGCACATCTATAGTTCTGCAATAGGCTATTGGTTTTAATGCTTCAACACCAATGCCTTCTTCTTGTTCTACATATTCATTATTTAAAATAATATTAATTGTTGTAGAAGTACCTGAATTTGTATAAACAGCAGATACGCCATGACCAAAATTAATATCTAAATATCCAGCCATATCTAATTCAGTTTCTAATCTAAATTGGGACATTATTCTTCCTCTAACACCAAAGAAACTAAACCTGTATTATCAGGTTCAACTGTTTTAACAACAAATGTAGTTGTTGGTTTTAAAACATTACCTTTATCAGTTGTTATTGCATCAACTCTTAATTTATCTTGTTGAGATATATAGGGTACATCAGATGCTTTGACTATTGCTCTTGGTTGATAACCAGCAACAGGAACAGTGCCACCTTCTATATTGAAATATTCTTGGTCAATAATAATATTAATGTTCTTAGAGAATCCTGAATCAATATCAAAAAGGGTATCTATTAATGGGAAGTCATCCCATAAAGATTGTTGGACTTCAAAGAAAGTGGCAGTAACACCATGACCTGTTGTTGTATCAACATAGGCGTTAAAATCTAATGCACTCTCTAAAGGCATGATTTACTTTTTAGCTCTAGTCTTAGGAGCTTTTACTTTTGAAGTTTCTAAACCTACGCTTCTATCTTGTTTTTCAGCTTTAGGCTTACCTACATGAACTTCAGCTTTACCATATCCACATAAAGCATGACCTTCATGTTCAGGTAATTCAACTATATCGCCAGCATGAACTTTAGAACCACCAGCCATTGTATCTGTTAAAATTTTGTATTTTTTCATATTTAAGTTGGCGGTATTGCTACCGCCATTCCATTTAAGCATCAGTTAATTAGTCGCTTGATTTACAGAAAGATACTGCATGTCTTACAGCAACATCAACAGTTTGTAGAGCAACAATTCTTACTCCACCTGAAGTTGATAATGCATAAGGGTCAACAGTAATATCTAGTCCACCATACATACCAATTAATAAGTCTGCAAAGTTACCAAAATAGAAATCACCACTTGTTACTTGATTACTTCTAACAACATTATAACCATTCATAGTGTTATCAGGAGAAACAACAAACTGAGCAGTACCAGTAGCCTTTTCAGTTGTTTTTAAAGTACCAAAGTCAGCAGGTCTACAGATATAACCTAAAGAACCAGTTAATGCGTTGTCATTAGCAACAGCACTTTCCATAGCTACAATTTCAGCCCATGTTGGGTTAGCAGCAGCAAAAGTTGTAGTGTTAATACCTGAAGTATTAGCAATACCTGTTGGCTGACCACTTGAACCTGAACCAGCTAAAGCACCTAAATCAATAGCAGTTGCTATAGATTGTGTTAGGTCATCTCTGATTAAGTTCTCAACATCTAATGATGATTGTTGTAATAACAATCTTGTAGCATCAGTAAAAGCACCAACTACTTTAGGAGACATTGTTACTGAGCCTGAAGTAAATTCTGATTCAGCAGCAGCAGTTCCTTCTGTAGCTATCCATGCACCACTAGCAGCAGCAGTTTTCTTAGGTATTACAACATTACCTTGTAATCCTCTAAGCATTGTTGCACCAGCTTGCATTACGCTTGAGCTGTTTCTTAATACATCAATGAAGTCTCCACCTCTATAATCTTCAGCGATTAGAGTTGAATCATCAGATGAATTAATATCTCTTTGCTTCCAAGTTCTTAGAACTTCAGCAGGTAACATGATGCCTTGAGCATCTTTACCATATTGTCTAGCAGCTTCAGCAGAACATTCAAATTCAAATGCTGCATCTTCTTGTGCTTTTCTGTCAGAAGGATTAGCCATAGCTCTGATTGCTCTTACTAGGCTGAACTCTCTAACTTCTTCTTTAGTCATGCCAATTTCTGAAGGAGTTTCTAAAGGAGTATTGTTAGAAATGTTTTCTAATAAAATTCCTCTAAATTCTGCAACAGAGATACCATCACTAATTGCTTTATCAGCTAAATCTCTTTTGTTGTGCTTAACAGCTAAATCTATGATTTCTTTTGAATTTCTTTTGAATTCAGCTTTAGCGTCTTCAACAGTTTGAGCTCTAACTTCGTCAAGATTAATATCTTGTTTCTTTTCGTTTTCCATTAGTTTTACCTCAATGTTTTTATTTTGTTTATCTTTACTACGACCTACTCCAACGAGTCTACTTTGGTCTGCTGGAACTGATACAGAAGATACTTCCATAGGAGTCCACTGAGCTTTATAGTAAGTCTCATCTTTGTGTTCATAGCGTTCTAATTTATCGATTCGATATCCAACAGATATATTCATACGAATACCATCTTTTACGTCTTCAAATACTTCGCGAGCTAAAGCAGATTTTCCAAATCTAACTACAGCAGTTGTCCTCTTTGCTGTCTCATCTAATTTGAATTCTTCAATTACACCAATTTGCTTAGTCATATCATGGTCAAGCAATAATGGTGCTCTTCCTGAATTTATAAACTCCATGTTTATATCTTCAGCAGAATGTCCTAGCACTTCCATGCCAAAACTTCTTTCAACAGGTTCTTCAGAAGAAACACCTACACGAACTATTCTTTTTTCTTCATCAAGATAAGAATGTTTAGATAAATCAATGGTTCTATATTTCATAGGCATATCAATTACTTTTCTTTCCTCATCTTCATGTTCCATAGATACTTCGTCTAGCATTTCTACTTCTTCACCTTCTTGTTCATCCTCGTGGTGCTTTGAGAACTCAATGATTACAGAATCATCAGTCTCATTCACGTTGAGGATATGTCTATCTTCTTTATTCATAGATTTCTCCTCTTTATTTGTTGATAAAGGATGTTTTTCCAATTCGTTAGAATTGAAATCGTTAAAATCCCTAATGGGATTAATCTTTCTTAAAGTGCTAAATTTATGTCCTACTTCAATATCAGTAGGTTCGCCACTTCTATAAACTTGTATTAATGCAGCAGGGTCATCCTCAGTTCCAGTAATAGTTAATTCACTATTTGGAATATTAATTGACCCATCTCTTTCTATTTTTATTATCTTACCTCTAGCTCTGCCACCAGCACTATTCCAACTTACAAAATCACCAATCTTTAATTCATCAGGCATAGCTCTTTCTTCTTCATTTTTCATTTGATTAACTTTTGTTTCTGACCATTTATAACCAGCATCTCCACCCCATAATGCCCAAGCTATTCTGCCATTAGAAGGATAGCCTTCTTCACCAGCATTAAAACCTTCTGCTTGTTTATCTACTTCATGTCTTGAAAAGAAGCTATACATTCTTTTTATAGTGTCATCAGATAGGTTTTCACCAGCTACTATTTGTCTTGCTCTTACAGCACCAACTCTAGTACCACCACGACCAAACTCCTCTCTCCAGTCTAAACCTTTTTGAGCTTCGACTTTCATTCCTTCAGTTGGTCTAGCCATCATCTTCCTCTTCCCCACCTTGTATCTTAGCTTCTACAGGAAGTTTCTGACCAAATGGTTGATAAGCTAATTCAATATCATATTGTTTAGCTAGTTCTATTTCTTTTTGATGTTGTTCAAATAACTCTTCAGTATCTCTACCATAAGAAGCAGAAATATCAGAATAAGTAAGTGTTCCATTTTGTAAACCTATTACATTAGCTTGCATTTCTTTTAGTGGGTCAATCCAAGCAAAACTTCTTGGAATGTAATTTACTGACCTAGCAAACTTATCATATTTACCCATAGGTAAATTGATATATCCAGTTGATATAGCCATCTCTAACCAAGATTGGAATACTGGATTTACAAAATGCTCAATTACAAATTGTTGATATATCTGATACATACTTCTGTCCTCAAGAGCACCTTGCCTGATACTTGAATAATTGACTGAGGTCAAATCGTTGGAAAGCGAGTGATATGAAATGTTTAAACCTGAAGCTATACTTCTAAGTACGCTTGTTGTAAAAGAATCAAAAGCAGATGTTGGATGCGTAGGGTCAAATGCTTTGAAGTCCATACCACTAGGTAATTGTTCAAATACACCAGCTTGAGCGTTCATTGTAGGATTGAATGTGTCCTCAAATTCTCCATCTCCAACATAGCCGTCTCCGTCAGGCGAAGTAAAGAAACCCATCTTAGATGCACCAACTCTAGCTGCAACTATCTCAGCTTCTAAATAACCATTTAACATTTTCACATTAGCCATAGCTGTAGCAACCAAAGAAACACCTCTAGTTTGTTCTGCTCTAGTAGGTAGGTAAGCATGGATAATCTCATCAGCAGGTACTCTAATGTGTTGTGCTTGACTTAAATAAACTCTATCGTAGGGATGGTCTTTATATAAATGATAAGCAACTGGTCTGTCATACTTATCTACTTCAACACCCATTTTAACTTTGTTGCCAGTAGCTTTATAAACATCATTTTTATTTTCATCTAAATGGTCTGCTTCTAAAAACTGTAATTGGAAACCAAAAGGCGAATTGCTATCTTTTATTTTCCTGATTAATACTTCACCATCTCTACATAGCGATTCAACAAATATTTTTTGACAATCTAAGAATGATAATCTGCCATTAGTTGTACAACTTCCGACTTGACCCCATTCTCTCCAAGCACGTTCAATGAGCAGGTTAGCTCCAATGTCTAGTGAACCATTATCGTTCCTAGCCTTAGAGCTAACTCTTATGCCATGCTTACCGATAACATTAGATACCATCAGGTTTAAGTATCTAGCAATATAGCTATCGTTTCTTGCTAATTCTCTTGCTCTATCTCTTAGAATTCTTATGTTATCTTTTATTTCAGCATCAGCACTTGTAGATGTGGTAACAAAATCTGCAAACAATCTTCCAGTGTTAGCTCCTGTATAGCTTCTTCTATATGCTTGTCTTTTCTTTTTCTTAGGTTCGTTAATACCTAATATTCTGTTATACCATGCCATTATGTGTAACTCTTAGGAGTTGAGCCAGCAACTTTACCAAAATTAACTTTGATAGTATTTCCTGACCCACGTTTATTTTTAATTCTTTGTATTTTAACTTCTTTAAGATATTCAGCTTTGTATCTATCTCTAAAAGTTAATAGTTCGTCTATAGACATTCTTGATAAAGACCTACCAGCTATAGACATAGATGATTGGTCAATATTTGCTCTGTTCTCAATGACTGCTTCAATGCTATCTAAAACAATCTTTGCATGACTTCTAACTGAAGCAGTTGTAGTTGCATAATTATCTTGGACTTCTACAAAACCTTCTTCTAGTTTGACTCTTGCAGAATCAGAACTTCTAGTTATGTAAGATACCCAGTTGTAATTACCTTTTGTGTAAGAAGATGTATTGCTAGCTTCAATTATATAAGTGTCACCTGACTCAGTTGCAGTCAAAGTGAAATTAGAAGCTGTAGCACCATCAACTAAATTAAATTCATAAGATAGTGAATAGTCTGCTACAGGATAATCGTTAGCTAAATCTTCTCTTTTCCATGCCCAATAGTCTCCCAACTGAAGTTCAGTAGGAACTTGGGGTGGATAATTTGTTGAATCAAATTTGTTGCTCAAGCAAAAACCTCATAAATGTTTTAGATATATCTACATCTAACACTAATGTGCATTAGGCTCTTGTCAATATTAAAAAGGGAAAAAATAAAAAAGGCTCAATTAAGAGCCTTTGGTGATTTTGGTGGGATTATGCTGATTTTTTTGTCGCACCTGCTAAATTTTTTTCATTAATAAAATCCCATGCTTTTTTTATATCTTCTTTTGCAGAGCTTATATAAATATCTATCATTTGCATTGTTGGTCTTTTTCTTGAAAGATATGCCTTTCTAATTTGCTTGGCATGAAAATTATCTAACTGACCCCATACAAAAGCTATTTGATTAAAAGTCTTGCCATCTTGGGAATAAAAATCAGAAAATTTAGGTAACTGTTGCGTTACACCATTTGGATTGCTGATATGAAATAATAATTTATGATTTTTATTCATACCCTCGTCAGTCTTAGCTTTAGTTTCAACCCATTCATATAAATCAAAAGTTAAATCATTTCTGTAAAGTTTTTTTGCTTGTTTGTAATTCATGTTTGACTCCTTTTTGTTTAACATAAGCATATTATACACATATAAATATATAAATGTATATAAAATAAGTAAAAAAAGTGCAATTATTTCCAAGAAGTAGCGAAATTACCTCTATTTATACCTCTTTGTGGTCTATTTTGTGCTTTTTCTTTAGGTTTTGACTCTTGGGTAAGTATTTTATTCTCAATAGAATCATAGTTAGGATTCAAGATATAGATAGCAGCAAAGTTATAAACCAATGTATCTAATGCTTCGTTTCTTGGTCTTACCTGCTTCCAAACTAGCGTTTTCCTACCTCTTACAAACTTTGTGATTCTTTTTTCTGCTGTAAGCTGCTTAAAGTATTCTTCATCTAAGTCAGAGCAGAAATGCAAAGTAGTATTTTCAGTTTCAGTAGATAATCTAGCAAAAATAGCTTCTTTTGCACTATCAGAACCAACACCATAAAGAACAGCTTTGTTTTTTCCAACAAATGTAGGTCTATTTGCTATTGGTTTACCAGCTTGAGATAAACCTTTGATTGCAAAGATTCTTCTAGCTTGTCGTGGTTTGGTAAATTGATAAACCATATTGGTATGATGACCACCTGAGTCAATCGTGCAACACGATATAGGTATCAATCTTTCAGATTCAGTTTTAAATCTTTTCTTTAAGTAAGCATCTAAATCATTCCAAACATTCATAGCATTTGGGTCACCCCAAAATATCTTGTAATCACACACCCATGCTTCATAGTTTTTACCCCAACCAACTAACTGTAATTCTAATCTGTCTTTTTGTGTATCAACACCAGCAGTTAAAACTAAAACATCTTCAGGGATTGTTGTGTAATCATAATTTAATCTTCTTTCTAGTAATGTTTCATATTCAACAGCTTCACCTTGTTCTTCCCAAGATTCACCAAGAGCAGTATTAATCCAAGTCTTTAACATCTCAGGATTCTTTTTAGCTTCAAGAAATGATTTAGCCATATCTGCCCAAGTAGACCAAACTGAATATAGTTCTGATATATGGAATCCTGCTGTATTTGACTTAGGAGCTGATGCAATCCATTCACCATGTTTTAACATCCATTGTTTTTTTGATTCATCTATGACTGAGCCACAATGTTCGCAAGCATAAGAAGCTGTCTCAGGTTTATCTTCATCCCAAACTACATTTTTCCATTTAAGGACTTGGCTCTCATTACATTCAGGACAAGGAACATGATAATAACGTTTATCTGATTCTTCAAAAGCAGTTTCTATTCTTGATAGTCCTTTAATTGTAGGAGTAGAACACATATATATCTTTTTATTCCAAAAAGTGGTTGTTCTTTTAGTCGCTAGTGATATTGGGTCACCTTCTGCTCCTGCTGATTGTTCGTATCTATCAACCTCATCAGCTAATACAATTCTAATCGGTCTTGATGCAAGTCCTGATGCAGAATTAGAACCAACAATGTTTAGATTACCACCTGCAAACTTTTTAGATAAAACTGTATTACCTGAATCACGACTTCTTGGGTCTTTTACACAATCTCTTATCTTCTCTGAATCTCTAATCATAGTAGCAAGTCTATCTTTACTAAATGCTTGAGCCATTTGTAGAGTTGGTTGCATGATTAGCATTGGAGCTGGGTCTTGGTCTATGTAGTAACCAATTACATTTAACAAAATCTCAGTAGCACCAACTTGAGCAGATTTCATAAATACTATTCTTTGAATATCAGGGTCATTAAAAGAATCCATTATCTCTCTTTGATAAGGTGCTCTATCAGTTCTCCATGCACCTGCTTCTGCTGAAGATTCAGGAGATAATCGCCTGTAGTTATCTGACCAGCTACTAATCTTCAGATTGGGTGGTGGAGTCCATGTCTGATTCGTCTCCTGTATCACCTTTTCTATATTTTTGAGGTATTCCATTTTGAGCTAACTCGTTTAGTGCTTCATGCACTTGTTCTTTTATAATTAATTCTGCTTCTGCATATTTATCTACAGTTATAACCTGATGTGCAATTCTTGAAGGTAGTCCTAATAGCTTTGCTCTTGCATTAGCTACATAGTCAACCCAAGTATCTTCAACTAATTGTGCTGGTATTAGGTTGCCTTCTAATTCCTCTACTTCCAACTCTGCTTTTCTAGCTTGAGCAGCAGTTAGTTTAGTTTTTTCTTCTGCAATATCACCAGTACCACTTCTTTTGTGATAACCGCCTAGCTTTCTAAGGTACGAGATGTATGCAACTCTGCAAACATCAATATTTAGAGGACTTCTACCCTGTTTTGAGGGAAAGATACCATCTCTAATTAGTTCTGAGACTCTTTTGACTGATAAATCCAAATGGTCTGCAACTTCTCTTTGTGTAGCCATACAGTGCGTTTATTACCCTATTAGATTTGGACTGTCGCTAAAAAAAAACTGTGGTCGCGAATAACCA